TAATTCACATTTTCTTTCGGGGAGGCACATGACCAACGAAGAAGTCGCAAAGAAAGTGCGCCTGCTAAGGGAAACGCGCGGAATGACCCAGGACGATCTGGCCCAGCTGATCGGACGCCACCGGATTACCGTGGCCCGGCTGGAGGCGGGGGAGCCGGTCCAGCGGTCGGTTCTCATTGCCATGGCCCAGGCCCTGACCGTTCCAACCACTGAATTAATGGACGACGCCGACGGTGCCACCATCGACGCAGAAGCTGCCCTCGCCCGGACCCGCGTCGCCATGGACTGCACTCGGATCCCGGTCTACCCGAAGGACGCGGTGATGGAGCAGGACCCCCAGGCCCAGGTGACGATGGTCCTCCCGACGGCCATGTTCGCCCCGACCGTCACCCGGAGCATCGACGCCCGGCGCCTCTTCGCCACCGAGGCCGGTAATAACCGGCTGGCGCCCACCATCCAGACCGGCGACCTCGTCATCGTTGAGCGGGACGCGAGGGTAGGCGACGGAATCGGGCTCTACGCCACCGACGGGGGAGCCGACTTCTTCACCCACGCCGACGGCCCGGCAGGGGATCGCCCCATTGGCCGAGCCGTCGGGGTTTTCAGGCGAATCTAGCGCGCGGGACCGCCGAAAGCCATGGCGAGGTAGGGCTTGAGGACCGTCCAGCCAGCCGCGACGATTGCGATAGCCACCGCCGTCTGCAGAACGTGCCCCAACTTCTTCTGCCAGAAGTCGAGCCCGCTCAGAGGGCGCCCGGTCGAAACATCCCGGTCGGCCAGGACCCGCAGAATCTGGACGGACTCCTGGATCTGCAGGGACAGGGGGTTCGGGGTCCGCCCGCTGTTTTCCAACCCATACATTTGCATCAATTCGGTTTCAATCCGTGACAGCTTTGCGAAGGCGGACTCCAGGCCGTCCTGGAAGTCGGCCCAGCCAGTCATGGCGCCCTCCAGGTGGATCATTCGCTCCTGCAGGTCCTTGGCGATGCCCACCAGGAACCCGCGCATGTCCTGGGCGGCTTTGTCGTGGCCGGAAAGGGTGACGAGGTTGTCCCGCAGGATGTTGGTGATCGCTTCCAGCAGGCGCTGGACGGACTCCAGGTCCCGCTCGATCCCAAGGGTCTTTTCCCGAATGTCCTGGTGCGCCCGGTCACAGCCGTCGGATGGAGCCATGGTCTACCTCACAAAGGCTGTTGCTGGCGAGGGACCGGGCGAATAGCACCATGACGTCGAGGGCGGATTCCACGCCTACCTCAGTTGTTTTGGGGAGGGCGATGGCTGTCTGCAGCATTGCATCTTCCACGCGCGCCACCATCTGCGCCTGCAGAAAGCTGGCGGAGAACCCGAGCAGGGTTGTCATGGGAGCCTCGAGGGGGGAGGCGCAGAAGGCGGGGCGGTGGCGGGAGGGGGCCGGTAGCCGTCCAGCAGCGTCTCCAGCGTCCGGGCGTAGGCTACCCAGTCCGCCAGATCCAGGACGTAAGCCTCCACCACTGCGACGGTCTGAGCCCCGGCGGGAAGGACTGCCGAGCGCAGGATCGGTGCTTTCACGGGCGGAGGGGGCGGACAGACCGGCTGGATGATCACTGGCTTGCAGCACCCAAGCAGGATGATGGAGAGGCAGACTGGCACCAATAGTCGTCGCATGGGTCACCTCGTAGCCTCGATTCGTTTCCCGGCAGCAACCGCCCAGGCCAGGGCGGCGTCGGGTGACTGCGGCAGAGCCGTGTTCAGATCGGCCATCAGCGCTGCGTGGTGGACCTGGGTCAGTTCAGCCGTGACGACGGCAGCAGCCACGCGGGCGCGGGCCGCGTCGGACGCAGCCTGATACGCCTGGATGGTGGCCTGCAGCTTCACGACCTGCGCCCGCGCATCGTTCCGCTGGTGGGAAACCAGGGCCAGCTTGACCCCCAGGGCGCCGAAGGCAACCAGGAGGACGCCAGCCGCAATGCCGAGGGCGTATGCCTTCAGGGACGCAAAGAAGGGGGTCAGCAGGGCAAACATGGGCTACTCCTTGGAATGGGGGGAACCGTCGTCCTCAGCCTCGCCCTGCTTGCCCTTTTTGTAGACGTAGCCAACCAGGGCCGAGAGGGTGCCGTAGGCGGACAGAAGTTCGATCTGGAGATTCTGGGCGTCGGCCTTGGCCCGGAAGGCGGCGCGGGCCGAGGCGATGGTGAGGATGACGCAGCACACGCACATCACCGGGACCGCCAGCATGACCACGGCAGCGTGGAGGCGGCGACCGCCGCGGGTCAGGAGGTCGTCCACCCAGCCGATGGCCTTGTTCTCGACGGCCTGGATTTCGCCAAACACCCCAGTTTCGTCAGGCATCGGGGATCTCCTTGGCGCGAGACTCCCAGCCAGCCAGGAACTGCTCGTCGTTGGGATGGGCGGCGGCGACCTCCTCGTAGAAGGACATCGAGACGTCCACCAGGGCCTTCAGGAGCGCATCCTTGTCGCAGGCGTTGGCGGCTGCGATGGTGGCCGGGCCGAGGACCCCGTCGTCCTCCAGGGAGCCACCGAGCGTGTTGATCGCAGCCTGGAGCAGTTTCACAGCCCGCGGGAGCCCGGCATTGACGTCCATGTCAAAAACCTTGCAGGCGACCTGCTGGGAGTCGAAGCCGTCGAACCGCCAGAACCCGAATTTGTAGATCACCGCGACCTGATCGACGGTGAGGTCCCGGACCCCGCAGGGGAAGCCGAGCCAGCCGTGGGAGCCATTGAACGCGTTCAGGGTCGCCTGGGTCACACCCATCTCGGTGGCACCCCCAGCGTCGCCACTCACATCCGAATAGCCGCCTTCGTGCCTGAGAACAAACGGCAAAGAAAGTTCAAAGATAGCCACAAAGCCTCCACAACCACTAGCATGCGGTCGCAGCAGCGGGAGCCCGGACGCCCCAAGGCACTACCGTCGGGGTAGAGCCTTGGAGCCTGGGCTACTGGTGGGGCTCATGGGCGCCGACAAAAAGCCCTGCCCGGCGGACCTTGGGGGCAGCGGGGCCGTGGGTGGTATCCCAAGGGACAGAGAAGTCCAGGCTGCCGAGATAGTTAATGAGCCCGCCCACGGCGCCCTGGATGTGTTCGCTGGCCTTTTCGTAAGCCTCGGCCACGACGATCTCTTTTGAAATGATCTGCAGGAGACGCTGGTTGTTCGCTCCAGTCATAGAGATTTCGTGGACGCTGTCGGCAGCGGCTGAGACTTCCTCGTTCCCCAGCCAGCGCTGGTCGGCGGCGTTGCCTTTCTGGTCACCGTAGACGGAATACCCCTTCCCGTCGATATGACCAGGGCGCCCATGCTTACCCATGGCGATGTAAGCATTCCGCTGATACAGCGATTGCCCATCGAGCCCCAGGAAGTGCCCCTGCATTTCGGGGGCAAAATCCTTTCCCTCGCCGTGGAGCCAGTCAGAGCCATAAAGCAGTTCCTGCGACGGCATCGAGGCCAGCATTGCCATTTTTGAATAGATCGGTAGGTCCTTCATTGCCTCCCGCCCCTTGGCAGGGAGAGACGCCCAAGCCGCAAGGCCGCGCGCGCTCAACCCACCCTTGCCGTCGCCCATCGCCGAAAGGAGGGAAGCCTTGAACGTCGAATTGTTGTTGTTTCCAGCGGCAGAAAGGATCCCAACCGCTTTGTTCCCACCGAAAGCGTGTTTGTCGAAGGCGCCCAGGCCCATCTCGTAATCCATCAAGGTCCCGGCGCTGGCGGACGAGATCACCCCGGACTTGGCCTGCTCCATCCGCATCAGGCTGGAAACGGATTGCATCGTCTCGTTTCCTCGGACCCCGATCAGATTCCCCTGGCGAACAGCCTCAAGGATGTTTTTCAGGATGGTGGTCCCGCCCTCGACCGTTTTATCCCCGACGCCCGACGCCCAGGACTGCCCAACGAAGCCAGTGAGGGCTCCTGGGTCAACACCCGCATGCTTCGCCGCAAGGGTCGCCCAAACCGCCTGCTCCGACATTTTGTGTCGGTCGGATTCGGCCATGTCCCGGAAATCAACCCCATAGGACGCCAGCCCAGACCGCGAATAACGGTAGTTGAACATCGTCCCCATTTTGTTCGGGCGGACCCGGTCGGCGTAATTGTCGCCTCTGAAATCCACGCCAGTGCTGTATCCCAGGTCGTCGTCCGAAAGGCGCTTCCCGATCTCCTTCTCGCCTGCGCCAAGGGTGGCGTTGTCGAAGTAGTTCCCGATCTTTGCGCCGCCGTAAAGGGCTGCACCAATCAGCCCAGCAGACCCCACGGCGCCAATCTCGGCCAGCCCGGCGCCAGCCCCGCCCATCGCAAGGCGACCGGCGCTCTGGAGCCAGCGCCCCATGACGGCGCCCCCGACGAACCCAGCCGGGTCGTTCATCGCCCGCTGCATTTCCCAGCCCTGCATGCGGTTCCGATTGGGGAACAGCCAGGAATTTCCTCCGCCCCCACCGCCATGACCACCCCCGTCTGGATCCAAGGGGCCTCCACCGCCGCCCCCACCGTTCCCGCCCCCCCCGCCCTCACCCTTGGAATTGGCGAGGCCAGAGTCGAGGGCCTTCCGGCAGGCCCGCAGTTCTTCCAGGATCTGACCAAGGATGCCATCGCCGGAACCGGGCGCGCCCTGCCCATGGGCCGAGAGGCGCCCAAGGGAAGCGTCAAGCCCGGTCTGCATCCCCGAGAAGTCCGGGACGAACTTCAGTTCAACCGTAGCCGTGGCGGTTCCGGCGTTGGCACCGTCAAACCCCTTCGTGACCCCCTCTTTGACCATTTCGGTCAACTTGGACTGGAAGCCCTCGCCGGGGCCGAAATTCTGAGTGAAGGCCATTTACCACCTCACGGAAGTGTCGATCAGCTTCAAGGACACCTTGCGCGGCAGGCCGGGCATCCAGCCGCGGACCTGGGACATATCGCCCAGGACCTCGTAGCGGCGGGGCGCGGCCATGCGGACAGCGGTCGGGGTGGTGACCGAGATCCGCCCATTGGCGTCCGGGATGGGCACCGGGACGTTCACCAGGGACAGCCCGTCGGTAGATTTGGTCCGAGCCTCCATGATGGCGGCGTTCACCGGCAGCTTCACCAGGACCCCGGCGACGAGGGTCCACTCGAAAACATCCATGGCCTCGACGGCGACCACCCGGTCGTGGACGGTCAGGGAAACGTAGGGCGGGGAGGACGCCGAGAGAGAAAGGGTGGCGTCCCCGGTCTGGCCGGGCCCCCAGCGCTGCGACGCAGCCTCAAGCTGGCGCCCGGTGAGCCCCAGGAGCCCCCCCCGGAACTCAGGCGACCAGTCGTCCCAGACCCAGCCCTGACCCGCACAGACCCCACAGTTCACCGTGGCGCCCCCTTCGGGGTCCAGGCAGGGGCAGCGGCGGGCCTGGGCCCACAGGAGCCGGGAGCCCTGCTCGGGGGAGGACAGGAGGGTGTCGAAGGCCAGGACGTCAAAACTCATCGGCGCCCCCGGTCCACATGCCTGTCGGCCCAAGCGACCATCTCACCCGCTGCCTTCGACCGCTCAAGCATTTCGGCTTCCTTTCGTCCCTTCCTTGGAGCCAGCCCGGAATCCTGCCGAGCCTGTAAAACCGCCCACCACAACTGGTAGGGCGCCAGATTTTGAACGTCGGGGTGCCAGGGATGGAGCCCAATTGCTCGAGCCCCCTCCCACAGCAACCCCATGTTCAGCGACGGCGCCGACCAGATGGCGTCACTTGCCTGAAGTGCGAAACGTCTCCCTCCAGGCGGAATAGTCGTTAAAGACCGCGCCGAGCGCCTCCGCGTCCGGGATCCCCCGGAGGTTCAGCACCGGCAGGGCGCCGGGCTTGGTCGGGGCGGAGTACCAGGAGGCAGGCGCCGACATGATGCAGGTCGACAGGGTGGCGACGGCCTCCCGGAACATCCCGCCACCGAGGCAGAGGGCCTCGATGTCCATGTTGTCGCCGACCGTGGCGTAGCGGATTTTCAGGTGGCCATTGAAGCCAGGGAAGGCCACCGAAGTGAAATCCGCCTCGTAGACGGGGGGCTTGAGCAGGTCCTTGTCGAGAAGGGGGGCCAGGGCGGGATCGATGCCCGCGGCCTCCAACAGAACAGGATCGGTGATCTCAGCCATTGGTTACCTCGTCCGAAGGGCGCGGAAGGAGTAGCGCTGGGACACCAGGGAGCCCGCCTGGATGCCCGAGCCCTTGGAGGCCAAGGTGCAGCCTTCCAGGGTCACGATGGTCTGGCCGCTGGTGGTGTCGATCACGGTCAGGTCGAAGGTTCCGGTCTGGATCAGGGCGGACGCGGAGCGGGCGCCGAGGGCCGAGGAATCGGAAATGTTGTCACGAATGTAGTAGCGGTTGATTTCGCCCGAGACGGCGTAGTGGACCTGCTGGTGTTCCTGGGCCTCCACGCTGCCGATGACGAAAACTTCCTGGATCCCGGCGTCGACGTTCCAGGTCAGGCCCTGGACGAAACCGACGTCGTTCCCGTCGAGCATGATCCGGGCGGTGTGGCCGCCAATCACGTTTTGGTCTTTGATATCAGCCATGACTCACGCTCCTAGAGGTTGATCGAAACGGGGGTCAGGTTGACGACGACCTGGATGTAGTCGGTCTCGCAGACCGGGTGCGCCTGGACCGAGATCGTCCAGGACTGGAGCCCATCGGTGGTGACCGAGAGGTTGCTCCAGGCCGGGATCTGGGTGCCGCCCACCGAGCCGGGGGTCAGGTAGCCGCCGGTGTTCTGCGGGGAGACGACGACCGAATCGAGGTTTTTGGAAGCCTCCGCGACGATGAGGTTCCCGGTCATGAGGTCCAGGGGGTAGCCCAGGAACTTCGCCAGGACCGAGTTGAACAGGCGGCAGAGGGCGTCCTGGACCCGGAGGCCCTGCAGGATGCGGAAGGAGACGTTGGTGCCGCCCTGCCAAGTGGTCAGGCCCTGGACGACCAGGGTCTGGCCGGTCGCGGGATCGAGGATGACCGGGGAGACGCCCGCGGTCAGCAGGGTGGTGATATCGGAATCCTGGGGGTTGGCGAACTCGACCCCATAGGAAACCAGCGCCTTGTTGGTGATCGGCTGGCCGGGGGTGGAACCGCAGGAGATGCCGCAGAGCAGGGCCGCGGTCCCCAGGCCGCCGAGGTTCTCGGAGACGTTGGTGATCGGGTTCATGCCGTAGACACCGTTCCAGGCGTAGACGACGGGGCCAGCCATGGTGGCGGGGATTCCGGCGGCGGCGGCCACGGTCTGGGCGGCGGGGCCACCAGTGAACAGGATCCGATACTTCTTTCTGGTCAGGGTCCGGCAGGCCAGGACGTCGGCGTAAGCCTGGGCCTGGAAGCTGGCGAAGTTCGCGGTCGTCCAGCCGGGGCCGTCGCACATGAACAGGGCCTGGACGTTCTGGGTGTCCATGATCGCCAGGGCAGCGGTGTAATCCGCGCCTGAATAGGCTGCGGTGGAGTTTCCAGTGCCGCCCGAGAAGTAGGTCTCGGCGACGACGGAGAGGACCGTGTAGGGGTTCGCCGGGGTGGTGAGGACAGCGGTGCATTCGTTGTCCAACTGGTTGATCTCGTAGATCGCCATGCCCTGGTTCGCGGGAATGGAGATCGAGGTCGCGGTGATGGACTGCGGGGTGACCGGGTTGTCCATGAACCGGAGCGGCAGGGACGGGTCGGCGCCAGGGGAGACGATGGCGGTCCAGGTGGAGCGGAGGGAGATCCACGCGGCCAGGGCCGAGACGTTGATGGAGTCGTTGGGATAGGCCAGGGTGGCGACCGTCACCGCGTTCTCGATCATCGAGCAGATCTTGTTGACGTGGTCGAACTTAATCTGGGGCAGGGTGGCGCTGGAGGTTGCGACCACGGCAGGACCACAGACGTAGGTCCGGGACACGCCATCCGAGCGGCGCCGAACGGTCACATCCCAGGCCGGGACCGTGTAGCCACCGACGAGCCAGGAGGTATCCGAGGCGATCTGGACGGACACACCGTTGGTGTTCAGCCCGTAGTCCTCGGTGGTCAGGGTCATTCCGGCGACGGCGGCGGTGGCCTGGGTGACGCCAGAGGCACCAGCACGAACCACGACGACCGAGCCGGGGCCCGTCACGTTGGGGGAGGGGTTGAAGATCCGGCTGAGGTAGCTGAGGATGTTTCCGCCGCGCAGGACAGCCGCAGCCGCAGCGAAGCTGGAGAACACGTAGGGGAAGTTCGGAACCCCGCCGTCGGCGTAGCCGATGACGCCCGGAACGTCGCTCAGAACACCACTGGCCGGAACCATTGCGTTCGTGTTGATCTGGGTGACCACCGACGGGCGGACGATCTGGGAGCCGTTGATGTTGATGCCAATGTTGCCGGGCATGGAGCCTCCTGGGACAGCCCCACTTTTCCCAGCAAACCGAAACACGAAGGGCGGACCCCAGGCGTTACCGCGCGGCTATCACCACACGGCGCAGGAGCCGGGCCGGGGATCCAGCAAAATCGGGGCATGAGCGGGCTCCAATACACCCTGGACAGGCTTTCAAACCTGATCCCACCGGCACCACCCACCTCGGGCCTCGCGCTTGAGAGGTTGCTGGCATACGCGGAAATGCTCGGGGCACAGGCGGCGCTGAACGGAATCCCGTCCGGGTCGGGAACCACCCTCGACAAGACCTGGGGGCGGTTCTTCAACCTCCCGAGAATCGTCGGGGAGATCGACGCCACCTACCTCGCGCGCCTCGTCGCCTACCAAGCCGCCCTTGGGCCCATGACCACCCAGGACATGCAGGCCCGGAACCTCGAGCGGGCCCTCGCCATCGGCGCCACGATCTCTGGGCAGACCACCCGCACCGCAACCACCGGGGGCACCCAGACCTTCGGGACCACCAGCTACGGCGCCAGCGGAATGGGCCTGGATTACTGGGGGCAGATCTACGGGACGGTTCGGGCCGCGTCGGAGTCGGATGCAGCCTATGCGGTTCGGATCATCAAGGCCATCGCCCTCCCGGCCACCGGAAACGCCTCCCTCGGCGCCGCCCTGGATACCTATTTCGGGGTGAGCGGGACGGTCGTCACCGACGTGGGAAGGAGCAGTTTCAACCAGTTCAACAACTCCCTCAAGGCAAACAACGCCCTTACTTGCGTTGGGTTCGACGCCCCGTTCCTCTCGGCCTGGGGGGCGATCAAGGTCACCTTCCCCTACGGCGCCCTTTCCCAGTTCTCCGGGGTCACTTACGGATCCGGGCCCAGGGTCGCCCTGGTTGAAGCCGCCCTGGTGAACAAAAAAGCCGCCGGGGTCCGGGTGGCAATTATCAGCGGGTGACGGATGACAACCCTGAACTGGAACAACGTGGAAGTGCTGCCCCTCGCCATCGGCGGAGCGGCGCTGGTCTACGTCCAGATGGATTCCGCCACCCCCTACACCACGGTTCGGGTTTTTGCCGGGCTCCGGGCGCCAACCAGCGCCCTCGACGCCGGGACCGACCTCGTCCAGGTCGACATCGGGGCACCCACAAACCAGGCCCTCGGGGCGCGTGGGACCTTCTGGGGCGCCCCTGCCACCGTAGGGGTGCGCGTTCAGTTCTACGGATTGACGCCCCTGGGAGCCTGGGAAATAGGCCCCCTGTTCGCCGGGGTCTCGCTCGTTCCGTCTTTTGCCGTGGATTTCCCGTGGAGCCCCGACTGGGTGGTCGCCCGGCTGGCCGAGATCGCCATCAACCTGCCGCCATTCACCAACGGGAAACCGCTCCGGGTCACCCGCGCCTTCCCGCGGGACACCCACTCCTGGCCCGCCGTCAATGTCCAGGTCGACGCCATGAACCCGGCTGGGACCATAGTGGGCGACTATGCCAGCGGGGCCAACACCGCGGCCAGCCCTGGCCCGGTTCTGTCCTACAGCAAGGTCCGCCTCTACGGGCTCACCCTCAGCATCACCGGATGGTGCGGAACGCCCGAGGAGCGGTCCCTCCTGGGGCGGTGGATGGGAACCGCCCTCGAGGTCGTCCTCGACGCCGCCGCCGCCATTGGGTGGCCTGACCCCAGCCCGAGCCTGCGGGAGACGGAAGATTTCGAGACGCTGCCGGTCCCGGCCTTCCTGGTCAACGCCGGGCTCACCGTGACCGTCCAGGCCACCCTGAACGCCACCCTTCCGTCCAGCTACCGCGCCACCATGATCGCCACGCCGGACGCCACCTCGACGCAGGCGGGCGAATCCACCCTGACCTACACCTCGGACACCATCGCCTAGCCGCGGAGCCCAAATGACCACGACCACAAACACCGTCACCCTCCACGTTCAGCATGGGGAAGTGATCACGGACGACGCCCTCAACTTCGCGGCGCCCCTGCCCGCCGGGATCTACGAGTTTGGAACCCCCACGGCACCCGGATCCGGCGTCGGCCCGTTCACCGCAACCATTCCCCCCGGCCTCCTCGGGTTCACCATCTGGCGGGACATGGGGGCGTCCACCCATGGACGGATCACGGTCATGGACGCCAACACCCTGACCTTCACCATCCCGGCCCTTTCGGGGGCTGACCAGACGGCGGGCGGGCGAACCGACATCATTTGCGGCGGCCACCACTGGATCGCCAGCGGGGCACCCCTTGGGACCGTCGTCCCCGAGATGAGCGCCTGCTACCAGCTTTTCGCCGGGACCAGTGGGGCCGGGTTGGTCGTCCCGTCCTTCTCGCCCAACACCCCAACGGCCTGGGGCGGGGCTGGAACGGGCCCTGGTGGGCCTTCGATTCCCCTCTGGCGGGTCAACACCACCTACGTCGGCGGGGTCACCACGGTGAGCATCATCGCCTACCCCCCCTACGACAACCGGATCACCAACCTGGGGCCGACCTACAGCGAGGTCGTCGCCGCGCGCGGGGCCTACGTCGACCTTCCGACCCGGCTGAACAACCCATCGATCCCCGCGGGAGGGCTCAAATGGGTCGATTCGGTGACTGGACACATTTACACCCTGACCATCGTCAGCGGCGTCCTCACCCTGACCTACTAGGCCAGCCATGTGGAACGCCAAATACGACCTCGTCCCGCCGACCGCCGGTTCCAAGCTGCTCTGGAGCCAGAGCGATTTCAACACCACCAATGGGGTTTATGCTGCCCCCGCCGTGACCACCGCAGGGATGGTCGTTTCCACCTACCCGACCGACGGATCTGGGACTGGCCTGGGGGCGGGCAAGTTCGATTTCTTTGAATCCGCCGGATCGAGCGCTCCGGTCTGGCCCGTTTCGGATTCGAGTTCACCGTCCGGTGTCAGCGGGGCCGCTGCATACAATTCCACCGTCCAGGCCCTCTCCACCATCGCCCTCTCCACCGTCCCAGCGGTTTGCACCGCAACCTCCCCGTCCGGGGTTACCCAGGCCTTGACTTGGTCCTGGGCGACCTCGGGGGCCGTCGCCGGGAACTACAAACTCGCCATTTTCCTGTCCACCCTGGCCCTTTCCCATTCGGGCGACCTCGGCAGCAACACCGGGACAGCCAGCATTATGTGGAGCGTCACCGGATCAGGGGGGCCATGGCTCGGGCCCCTCACAATCAACCTGGAAACCGTCGTCACAACGACAGGCGGCGACTGGCATGCCTACACCGGATGGTCCGAAGGGGCTATCTCGGACATGATCACTTCCGGCACCAGCCCCGCCACCTTGGCCCCCATCCTCTACGCCCCCTCCCCGACCTTTACCGCCCTGACCCCGGCCAACTTCTGCGTCAAGGCCACGGCGATCTCCCAGGCAGGATCAGGGGGGATGCCGACCGGGACCGGGGTCGTCAACGTCTACGGGCTTTGTTTGGTCCCGGTTCTCTAGGGCAGCAACGCAGAAAGGTCGCTTTCCAGGGCCGCGCGCATTGCCGCGTCGTTGCTCTCCAGGGCGACCTTGAAGGCGGTCTCCAGGGCGTAGTGACCAGGGATGGCCGGGCGGATCCAGGATCCGGGCGGGCTGTTCTGGCTCATGACCCGGAACGTGATGTAGCCGCCCGAGCGGTTCCCATTGGGGGTGGCGTTGTCCTTGAACCGGACCATCCCGGCATAAAGGTCCGTCTTGTGCTGGTAGAGCCCGTTGCTCGACAGGAGCCTGGGGCCCAGCCCCGCCGGGAGGCGCCCGCCCCAGTCGTAGCGGTAGGCGGTGACGAAGTGCCCTGTCGCGGACAGGCGCGGGTTCGTCGCCGGGGCCAAATGCCGAGAGAAGGCAAGCATTTTTGCCACCTTGTAAACCGCCTTCGGCATGGGCCGGAACCCGCGGGTTCCCTTCCCATCCTCGTTGGAGCCGTGGCGGAAGGGGATGATCAGGTAGAGGGCGCCAGTCCGGGCCGAGCGCCGCGCCTTCGCGGAATTGGCGATGGACTTCTTCATGTCGTATTCAGGGGTGCCGTATTCGATCTGGCGGGCCTTGTCGTCGTCGTGGCCGATGACCCAGGTGAAGGAAGCCCCCTCGGCGGGACGGCAAATGATCTGGCCGAAAAGTTCAGCAGGCTTCTTCAAGGCGACATGGCCGGGGATTGGATCGCCCAAGAGGTAGTCCGCATAAAGCTCCGCCGCGTCCCGCGCCGCCTCGCGCAGAGCCTCCCGGTAGCCGCCGAAGGACTCCGGAGTGATGGCGCCCAACGCAAGAACCTGATCCCCGAATGTTTTGAGGAAATCGACCGGAAGGCGCAGGCCAAAGTCGCTCATCCGTGAAGCCCCTGCAGGGTCTTGGACTGCCACGCGGCGGTTGCGGTGGCGTCCTGGGTGGGGGCCAGTGTGACCGCCGAGGAACCAGGAATGGCGATGGGGTGGGTGTGGGCGTTGGCCCAGTTCTGGAGGAAGGGAGCCATCACGAAGTTTGCCCCGCCCCCCTGCAGGGCGACGTTCCCGGAGGCGTTCAGGTTGACGTTCCCGGTCGCCGTCAAATTGAGATTCCCATTGGAATTTATGGTGATGTCCACATTCGGGACGATGGCAGGAACCGCCGGAACCAGCAGGTCCGCGGCGTCGGTGTCCAGGGCATCATTCGGGTCCTGGGTCATCGGGAGGGTCTGGATGGTCACGGCGCCATAGGCAGTCACCCCGACCGTTCCGGCGGAGGACGCCGAAATGGTGGCCGCGTCACTGATCACGACGTCGCCAGCCGGGGAGATCTGGATGGAGAGCCCGCTGGGGTGGGCAATGGTCAGGGGGAAGCAATCCGCCATTCCGACGGAGGCGTTGGAGGACCCAGACGGGAGCGGCCAGGGCGTGTCGTTGGCGGTATTTCGGATCTGGATACCCGACGGGAGGTCCAGCTGCATTTCGCCGTCCTGGTTCGTCTGCAGGCAGGCGCCAGCATCGGTGTGCCAGAAGGAGGTCCCAGGGACCAGCGGGTTTTTGCCCTGCCAGTGGACCGAGCAGACCCAGATGCTGACCTCGTCATCGATGGTCGCCACCAGTCCCAACTCCCCGATGGCAGGGAGGTCCGAGACGGACCCGAGGGTGGGGTGAGCCCGGCTGGCGCCGACGCGCACGAACCCCCATCCGTTGTTGTTTTTCACCGTCGCCGTGTTGTCCCGCCACGCGACCATGACCCCATGCTCGGCGGGCATCTGCTGGTGGACAACGGCAAGATTCATGCTCAACATGCTCAACTCCCCGAAAGCCAAAGCGACGGATCCACCGGATTCCCCTTGTATGACATAGCCCAATGAAGGTGAGGTCCGGAAGAATTTCCGCTTCCGGGAGCCCCCTTTACCCCCCCGGTCGTCCCCAACTTTGTGACCCCGGCGACCAAGGCCGTTCCGGGGGTGATATTCGCGGTAATCGATAGGTGGGCGAAGGCATGCATCGTCTTTCCGTCGGCGCCGACGAAGTGGGCGGTTGTTCCTCCGCCTCCAGCCGTGGTGTATTTCGTGAAATGACCATCGCAGGGAGCGACGACCGGGGTCGGAGCCATCGGATAGTCCACGCCCATGTGGGTGCCACTGCAGCCCCGCTTGTCGCCGATAACGTTCCCCCGAATTGGGAGGGCACAGGGAACAACCCGATTCTCGCCCGTTGCTTTTGGGGGAGGCGGGTAGGCCTTTGCGCCGGGGGTGGGCACAGCCGCCCGCGTGGGGGGAGGGGCAACTGAGGCGGGCTGGGCTTCCCCTGAAGCCACGGCTACCTCCTTGGACGCGAGGAAGGTGGCCTGGGCCAAAAATGGCGAGAGGGCATAGACGGCGGCGGGGTAGTCGGAGACGGATTTAACCCCCTCGATCACCCGCTCCACCGAAAGGGTCGTCGCAGCCTTGAACCCTGACGGCGTGGAACTGACCCGGTGGGAAACCTGAGTGATATACCCGCAAATTCCGTCGGACGCATCCAGCAGCGGCGTCCCGATCCTGGCCTGGGGGGTGAGGGGATAGGTTCGGCGCTGGCGCCAGAGGAACGGCAGAGGGTGCATCTGGTAGGCCACCCGGCGGAGGGCCTGGGGAATGATTGTCGTCCACCAGAGGGGCTCGGACCTGGACGCCATCGAAGTGTGAAACTGGTGGGACGAAAACCCATATTTCTGAATGGAATTCTTGTCCACCCAGAAGCCGGGGGCGCATTTGCAGAAGAAGTCGATATTGCTGGAATCGTTGGCGGAGGTCAGTGTCCAGAAAAAGGCATTTGCCCGCCCGGCGTCGCTCTTGGACGAGGACACGCTGATCGGCGCCGGATTGTCGCCAGAACCCATAACGAGAGCGTCCGGGGCAAGCGCGTCCCATTCACCACTGTCCGCCGATCCAGCCGGGAAGGGCTGGGGGCGGAACACCAGGGTCGGAACCTGCCCAGAGGTGCCCTTGCGGTAGGTCACAAACATTTCGTGCAGGTCGGGCTCCATGACCCCCTGGACGATGGACATCAGCGGAGCGGTGGCGGTGAGGTAGGTCGTCACCGAGGCGGTCAGCGACAGCTCGAAGGCGCTGTTCCACAGTCGCCCGGCGTCGGGCGTCTCGTCCCCGGTTTGCCAGAAACCGCCGATTCCGAGGGATCCGCCCCGGACGGTAAGCTGCATAAGGTTGGACACCCCGAAGTCGAGCAGTCGGTGGACGATATCGCTGGGCTTGGACAACCCCATGTCGTGCATGAACTCGTCCTGGAGAGCCCGCCCGGCGGCGGTGAGCCAGTCCGCCTGCCCGGCGACCAGGGCAGAGCCCCAGTTTGCCCAAAGCTGCCCGAACAGCTTGTGGATCCCCTCGGCGGCGAGGGACAGCCTCCAGGAATACCCTTGGACCGACGACGTCTGGGTGCAGGAAACCTGGGAGATGAAGCCGTCGAAAGCGCACTCCCACCCGTTCCCGATGTTCAACTCGATCCGCAGGGTGTCCTGGCATTCGACATGGGTCCGCAGGACAGCCCCGACGTCGCCGACCAGGACCTCGATGGAGGCGCTGTGCCCCGTCATCGACTGGGTGGCGTCCAGGCCGACGATCCCGCAGGAATCGAGCATTCGGCCCGCGGCGCCATTGAAGGTGAACTGCGAACCGTCCAGCGCCAGATGGTAGGTCCGGTCGCCAGACCCAAGGATCTGCCCTACCGAATCCAGAAAAACCCGGACCTGGACGCCGTAATGGCTCACACGAAACTCCAGTTCAGGTAGGTGGTGGAAGCCTGGGTGACGAACCGCTGCCCCGTGTTGATGACCGGATCGAGGATGAGGTCGGTGGTCCCGGTGGGGGAGGCGGTGAGCCCGATACCCAGGAAGGAAATATCCAGAATGTCGGGGTCGGCGGCGACCAGGGCGGCGAGGAAGGCCCAGTATGTGGCGGTCTGCCCGATCCCCAGGGAATTCAGGTAGGCCAGGGCGGCATTGTTCATGGCGGTGGTGATGCTGGATTCCCGACCGTGGCCCTGCAGGGTCAGAAGGACCGTCGCGGAGGCATAGACCAGATCGTAGGTGACCGGCAGGACCTGGACGACCATTCCGGCCACCTTGTTCGGCTGGACGGCGTTGCTCTGGAGGTCGGTCCCGCCGTTCAAGGCGATCCCGACGGCGGTGGAGAGGGCGGACCAACTGGACCCCCCGCCACTGGTCCCGTCGTCCACGTAGAGCCACACCAACCCGGCGTAGGTGACCCCGGCGAATTGGGCGTTGGCTGCGGTCCCGATGCTGGCCGGAACCAGGGTCGAGGGCTCCACGGCGTAGGCCGAGAGGACCGAGAAGCCCGTCCCGCAATTGGGGGCGACCACCAGGGCGGCGTATTCCAGGGAGGCGACGGTGCCCTTCTCCAGGTTGGTGACCCAGGTCTGGAACCGGGCCGCGCGGGAGGCATCGGACTCCATGTCCTTGCCGCCCCAGGTGCCCTGCGCGTTCACCACGGCGTCAACCCCGGCCAGGGGGAAAACGATGGTCTGGATGGCGGAGCCCGGCACGTTGCCACCCACCCCGGCCACCATTGCCTGGACAGGGGCAGAAATGGAAGTGGTGCCTGCCAGGAGGGTGACGGCTGCGGTCGTCTGAAACTGGAGCCCATCGACGGTCTGAACCGTGAAATATATGGGAATCGGGACGTTTGACAGGGGGGCATTGAAGGCAGAGAAGGTGACCGTTCCCGACGCCTGGACGGCGGGGGCCGGGGCGAAGCCGAAGGTGTTGTAGGCGCATTCCGAGATGGCGTAGTTCACAGCCTGCTGGGCCCGGACGTCGTAATCCTCCATGAGCATAGCCAGGGCCTCGAGGTTGGCGACCTCCAGGCTCCCGACGTTCAGGTCGGTCGCCAGTAGGCTGATACTGGAATCAGCCGGGTTGGAGAAGTCGGGGGAGAGGTTGGGATTGGCCTGAATCCAGGCCAGCATCATCTGAAGGGTGTCCTGCCAGACGCGGACGGAGAACGCAGCCATTAGAGCCTCACGAAGTTAGGGCGGGGGTGGAGACGCTGAGGGAGCCCAGGACGGTGCGGGCCGTGGCCGAGATCAGGACGGAACCATTCAGGGGGTTGGCATTCACGGTCACCGCCGAGACGCCAAGGACGCGCGGATCCTGCATGAGCGTCCGGGAAACGTCCGCCCGCATGGACAGGAGGGTGGGGACATCCATCGGGGATCCGGTGAAGGTTTTGAGCAGGGAGCCATACTCCGGGTGGTGGGGCAGGTAACCGCGGGGGGTCTGGAGCCTGCGAACCAGGGCGTTGCGGAGGTTGGCGAGGCCACCGACCAGGGCCAGATGCCCGGTCGCGTCCACCGAGCCAGCCGGGTCGATATCCCGCCCGACCGGGTCCGAGACGAGGACCTCCTGGTCGGCCAGGGAGGGGGGCTGGACCATGGATCCAGCAGCCGCCACGGTGCCGGGGAGCAGGGACGGGGTGGGCATGTTGCCTACCGAGTCGGGCCACGCCACCCAGGGGAAAACGAGGCCGTTCTTGTCGGCGATGAGGGGCCAGAGGGACTCGTCCCCATAGGTCGCCGCCGCCATCCGCCGGATATCCTGGCCCTGGACGACGGGCAGCTTCTGGGGGAGGGACGCCGGGTTCTGGGTTGCCGTCTGGTTGGTGCGGAGGTAAAGCAGCCCTTCCCCAAGGCTCTGGCGGAGGTTGTTCATCGAGGACTGGACCTGCTGCTTGACCCCCGAATTGACCGAAGTCGTGTGCCAGACGTTCTGGGCGAGGCTGAGAGTGTAGGCCGCTTGATCCAGCAGCCCGCAGACATTGGCGATATCGGCGACCACCGTGGTTCGGATCGTCGAGAGGGCCTGGACCGCCTGGGTGGCGATGGAGAGGACGTCCCTCACAGTTTGGATCCAACCGTTAAATACGGCGCTAATTCCCTTGATGGCGGCAACAACGGCTTTGATGGCTTCTTTTATCCCGGCGATAATCTCCTTGAAGGTCGGGGTTTTGACCGGGCGCGAGTAGACGGATTGGACCCGCCCGAGTGCCCAGAAGGTGATCGAGAACCCCCAGTCGTGCGGCTTGGAGGCGGACCTGTCGTCGGTCGGGAGCCCCATCGGGAGGATCCACCACTCTTCGTTCTGGAAGTCGCTGGGGGGCCCACCCCGAACCGCAAAAACAAGGCGGTAGGGCTTCAACTTGCTCTGGAGCCGGGTCTTGTTGGTCGTGGAATACGCCAGAAACAGGTTCCGAAGGTCGGTGCGCTTGGCGAGTCCTTGGGTGAGGAAGAACCCAACGGTATCGGTCGAGTCGTCGGTGAACCCGACCTGCGGCGCCGTGAGCCCGGTGAGCTTGAGCCCCTGCTGGCCGACGCCATGGGAGCCGCGCAGGGTCCAGCGACCGGGACCAAAACCGCCCTCGACGACCACCGGGGTCCCGGCCAGATCGACGCCCATGTCCGCACGAAAGGGCTGCTCGATGGAAAGGGACTGGGGAGGGAGGCGCATCACTACCTGGGAGTCCCAGAGCCCCAGTTCGGGGCCGGAAACCTTCTGGGTGCCGTCGGAATTCCAGACCTCAAAAGTGTAAAAGGCCGTTTCCATGTTGATCGGGAAAAGCAAACCGAGCAGCGACATCAAGCCCCCTAGAGCATCTGGAACGAGGGGCCGTCCCACAAATCGAGAATGGAGCGCTTGAGATCGTCGGCTTCCGCCTTGAGCCGATCCTCCCAGTCCTTGAACATATAACCGCTGGAACGGGTCTGGGATAGCCCATCAGCCGAGATGGAGGACAGCCCGGTCGGGTTGAACCAATTGCTGAACGTGGGCAGCAGGCGGAGCGTCGCGCGGAGGGAGATCAGGTGATCCACCTGGGGCCAGTCGAGCATCCCCTGCGGGCCCAGCCCGGCGGAGTAGGACAGCGCCAGGGACTGCGGCGTCCGCCAGCCCATGCCGCCAGAGGCGTATGCCAGGGCATAGACCGCATCCCCGCCGGTCGGCGCCAAGACGATCTCGCTGGTGAGCCGGTCGATCCGGAACCAGGAGAGCGGGATGGTAAAATTGGTGATCAGGGCGCCGGGGAAATAAATAACCGCCGAGACGACGCCCTGCAGGGGGCGGACCTTCGGACGGAAACTCGGGAACCCGTCGCCGGGAACGTTGCCCGGCCATTGCATGTAGCCGCAGTATTCCTGGGGGCCTCCCGTCTGGTCGAGGACCGGAGGGACGGTAGCGCCCAGGTAGGGAATGAACGTGGTGACATCCATCCGCGTCCCAAGTTCCCGCTGGACCTCCGAGACGGCGATATCAATCGCGCGTTGGAGGACCGGGAAGGCGATGTTGTCGTCCTGAAGCTGCGGGAGCCGAGGCACCAGCCCCATCAGGAGGTCGCCAAGCAGGAACTCGGGAGTGACGGCGGTGGGCATTTCTACTCGCCCTCGGTGGCTGAGGCGCCAGTGGAGGGCGCAGAGGGCGCCACAGGGGCTTCGGCATCCGGGGCAGCGGCCTCGGACGGGGCGGGCGCCGCGGGGGCAGCAGGAGCCGCCTGTGCGCCAGCGATGGCGGTCAGGAGCCCGGCCTTGCCGAGAGACGGCGCCAGGGTGAGCCCGTAGGTATCCTGGGCGAACCGGATCAGGCCCATGACGGTCCAGGTCTTGTCAGGGACCAAGGCGGCGGGGGGCGCCGGATTCCAGCGGGAGTAGCCGGTCACGGTGTCGAGGAACAGAGCCTGCTCCTCGGTGACTTCGGCCAGCCAGGACGCGGAGCCGTCGGGGTCGGGAAAGAAGGAAGCGGGGGCGCCAAGGATCGACACCGAGCCATCCTCGGAGGGCTGGGCGAAGAACGCGACGATGAAGGGATTGGGCATGCGGAACTCCTTGAAATTGGGCCTGGATGCACCGAAGCGCACCCAGGCCCAAGTGGGGGTCTGGAACTACGCGGTCCAGGTCGCGGACGACGGCTGGATGTTGGTGATCAGCGCATGCTTTTTAGGCAGGCTGAGTCGGAGCGCCGCGATATACATGATGGCGAACCGATACTGCAGCAGCGTCATCGCCAGGGGGATCTTGGCGGGGGGCGCCATCTGGACGAGGCGCAGGGCCGCGGCCTGGGGGGCGCTGGTCAGCATCAGGGCGCTGGAGGTGCCGGGGATGCTGGCGTTGGTGTCGTTGAACGTGGTGTTCGCGCCGGTCTGCAGGATCCGACCGATGAACCGGAAGTTGCTGGAGGCGGTGCTGACCGCGTTCTTGGGGCTCCGGTAGACGTTGAAGTAGGTGCCCGCGGCCACGGCGGCGGCGATCACGACCGGGACGGTGTTGGTGGCGGCGACGGTGATCGAGGCCGAGACGGCGGTGGCCGAGACGGTGCCCGAGTTGCAGGTCTCCACGCGGTAGTAGTAGTTCCCGGCCTGCCCGGCGGTGAACAGACCGGCGGCGCCGGTCGGGGTGGCGGTGACGCCGGTCGGGGCCACGCCGCTGATCTCAGTCGCGGCGTAGTTCTCGACGGGCATGCGGAGGTTTTCGTCGAGGAACACATGGGGGTGGATGTCCATGATCCCGTTGCCCACGCCCAGGCCGTTGTAGCGGACGCCCTTGACCAGCGCACCCAGGGTGGTGTTGGGGATGGCGCTGTCGAGGTTCACGCGGTAGCCGGATTCCAGGTGGATATCGAAATCGGCCTTGACCGCGGGGCTGACGATCAGGACGTCAGGGGAACCCCAGGTGCCGTAGCCCGACAGCTTGGCGGCGATGGGGGCCAACTGGGTGGCCGTGTTCAGGGCGACGCCGCGCAGGTCGGTGACGTTGCCGGGGGCGTTGGCGGTGATGCCGGGGATCAGGCCGGTGAATTCCAGGGGGTTGATGGTCATGTCGCCGAACAGCAGCGACCACTCGACGGACTGAAGGACCCGGCTCAGACCGGAGAAGATTTCCTGCTCCGCGGCGTTGAAGTCCGCGGCGCCCGCTGCCTGCTGCAACGCGCCCTGCATGGCGGTGGGAACGGTGACGCCGCCGAACTCGGCAAACATCTTCAGTTCCGTCACGACGCGGGAGTAGCTGCCGTTGCGGTCGGGGAGGTTGCTGCCGGTCTCGTTGGAGATCGAGGAACCGGGGAAGCCGCCGATGGCGTTCTGCACGACCTGCTGATCGATCAGGGACCAGCTGGTGTGCCGGTTGGGAAAGAGCAGGTTGAACAGGACAAAATGCGGGTTCTGGACGGTGGCGGTCGCCAGTTCCGGCTCCAGGGCTTCCACGCGCATCGCGCCGCCGCCGGTGAGGGACGAGAGGCTGGTGCCTGCCTGGGTGGAGGTCAGGGACTTGACCAGGGTGCGGATCCGGGGATCAGCGGAAGTGTCGGCAAGCTGGCCGAGCATCGAGACGGCGTCCATTTAGGACCTCCTGTGACGGGCCAAAAGGCCGTGGTTGGGTTTAGACGCGGGCTTCACGGCACAGAGCCATGGCGCGGATCGAGTCAATCCTTCCGGCCTTCATGTCGGAAAAGATTTGATTGGCGAGAGTCTCGCCCCTGTTGTTCAGCGGGGCGGCGGGGGGTTCAGGAAGGGCCTTGTTGATGGCGCGGGGAAGCGCAGCCAGGGCGGTCTTGGGGTCGCCCAGGACGTCGAAAGCCTTGGCGATTTCGCGCTCATGCTTGTCCATGCCCTTCTTCATCCGGGCGATTTCGTCCTTGAGGTCGGACATCACGCTGGAGTAGTTGTCCAGCTTCTCCTGCTGGTGCAGGATGAGCGCCATGACGTCGTCCAGGACGTTCTTCAGGTCGACGCCGCCGGTCAGCAGATCATTCTGCGGGATGGGGTTCGTCTCGATGCCGAAATTCGGGGCGGACGAGTAGGACTTCAGGACCTCGCGGACCTCTTCATCCGTCAGGTCCTTGTTGCCGAATTCGTCGAAGCCCTTCTCCAGCGGACGACCTTCGCCGTCATCGCCGGGGAGTTCGTCCTCGTCGTCCTCGTCCTCTTCGTCGTCGCCCGCATCGGGGTCGCGGTTTTCCTTGGGGGCCGAGACGGGCTCGTTCTTGCCGTCGCCCTTGGGCAGACCGCTCTCCTCGTCCTCATTCTCCGCCTTGTCCAGATCGCCCTTGGTGGGGCTGGCCTTGCCGACGCGGTAGTCGGGCTGCAGTTCGTCGGGGTCGCCGGGATCGGTCGGGACGACGGCCTTCTTTTCGCCGCTGGCCTTGAGGATGTTTCGCACCTTTTCGTGCAGATCGGCTAGGAGGGTCATTTCTGGACCTTTCACTTGGACATGAGGACGATGAACAGGCCCATGGCGACGTCGTCCGGGACGCCGTTCTCGCGGGCATGGGTGAGGTAGCCGTCCAGGCCACCCTTGGGGTCGGTCTGCTGCAGGGCGGCGATGGCTTTCTGGATGACGGCGGAATCGTAGTCCACCCCGGTACCGGACTCGACGGGCGAGAAGGGCTTCTGAGGGGCCTTGATGGGTTTCAGGATGCCCAGGAGGTCCGTGAGGTCCCCGAGGGCGCTGAAAGCCTTGGCAAAGGCACGAACGGGCATCGTGGCGACGGGAGCGACTGCCGGGTTGACCGGGGTGCGGGAAAGGCCGACCGAATGCCAGCGGATCCCTCGGATTTCCTGGGTGGGCATGCCGGAATCGACCACAGCGGCCTCCGCATAGACTTCCCCGGCGATGGAGGGGAACCAAGTGACGGGGGGGTTGGTGTTCAGGGAGTCCCAAAAAATGTCGGCAGCTTCGGTGAAACGGTTGTCCGGGTTGGCGCTGGAGAAGATCGCCGCCTTGACCCAGACCGAGCCGTTCTCGACGCGGGCGTCCAGGGGCTTCCCGATCTCGTAGGCGTAGGGGTTGACCTTGGCGCCGCGGATCTGGCCGAGGACGGAGGCGTGGTCGAGGTCGATCCGGCCATACTTGAGGAAGTAGGGGATCGACTGCTCCAGGGCGGAGAGCAGGACCTTCTCGCCCTGCATGTCCCGGACCTCGGTGGACGCCTCAAAGTAGACGATCCGCTGCCCGCCTTCGACGGAGGCGTGGGCCTTCATCATGGGGCGATCCATCTCCATGCGGACCTGGAGCCCGCTGGTGAAGCGGGCGTCGAGGGCGGGGGTGAACAGCGGCGCGGCCATGCGGCGATGATTCACAGGAAAACCCTTGTCCCTGCTCGGCTCCCAGGCTTTACCCCCGGCCTATTGCCATAGTCCAGACGGATTCCGAGAGCCTGCCCGGTTCAATTTGGACTGACCTTGGAGGTCCCCATGACCCGCCACCATCGCTCCTACTACCGCACCGTCAACGGGAAGGTGATCCATGTCGAGGAAGGCGGGGAACAGCAGGGGCGCCCGGCGGAACTCCACGAAAGAACCGCCATCGGCAAGCATCGGTCGGGCTCCCACTACCTCCGGGCCAGCGACGCCGAGGACGGGGCCAAGATCAAGCGCGCCGCCGACGAACTGGGCGTTCACATGGAAAAGCGCAGGTCCGGGGCCAATCACTTCGGCAAGGTCGGCGCCTTCGACCACTACCACACCGCGAACCTGAACGACGCCCAGCGGGTCCACGCTCACCTCAAGCGGGGGGCCGACGAGCGCCATGAGGAACCGAGGGACAACGGGGAGCGCAGCGAGGAAACCGAGGACCCGGTCGAGAACACCACCAGGGTCACCCGCCCCGTCCACACTCCGAACACCCCCGACGAACTGTCCAACAAAGCCTGGGCATCTGGTCGTGAGGCGCATGCCTCCCACAGACGCGCCGACGAAACCAAGAGGCTCCACGCCATCGCTTCCGACGACCACAGAAAGGCCGGGGCGGCGCACCTGAAAGCCGCAGATCGCGCCGAGGAAGATGGCGACGAAAATGCCAGAGAACATACAAATAAGGCCAGCCATCACTTCGCCCAGGAGGCCGAACACATGGGGCACTCCATGGACATGAAACAACACGCGGTGAACCTGTCGGTCAGGGCCGCGCACCTGACCTCCAGGGCCGACGACCACGAACTCAAGGAAAACCATCACTCCTACGACGCCCACTCCAGCAACCACCTGATGGCAATCGAGGCCCACAGCCGAGCCCAGAGCGCCTACCACAGCGCCGCCATGGAGGCCCACCTCAAGGGCGACGAGCAGGGCTCCGCGGACCTGACCGCCAAGGCTGGTCGCCACGGCGCGAAGATGGCGTATCACAACGCCGAGATGGGCAAGGCCCACGGCGAAATGCGGAAGCGCCGGGACGCGGCCCAGAACCTGGGTGACGTCGCCTCCACCCCCGCCGAACACCGAGCCGCCGCCGTCGCCCACCGCCACGCGGCCAGGATCCAGTTCGACAGCGAACTCCGGGCCGGGCATGAGCAAGCCGCCGCGGGCCACGCCAAACAGGGGCAGGAAGCCGCTGCCCCCGCCGAGAACCCGGCCAAGCGCAAAGCCATCGATGCCACCAGTCGGGCCCAGGTGGCGACGGACAAGGCTGACCGGGAGAACACCCCCGAGGCCCACGACAAAGCCGCCCAGGCCCACGGTGAAGCCCGGCAGGCCCACTTCGATGCCCAACCCTCGGAATTCAACCACCCCGACGCGGAAATTCACCGTATCGCCAGGAGGGGCCACGGCGACAACGAGGAACGGCACGAAGCTGCTGCGAGGCGCCTCCGAGCGGGAACCAAGCCCACCGAGCCCACCCGCAACGCCCCCCACGGATACACCGAAGCCAACATTCGGTCCCACGACGCCCTGGAGTCAGCCGAACTCGCTGAGGACAATACCCCAGAAGGGAGGAAGGCCCACCAGCTTTCCGACGACGCCCACAGCCTTACCGCCTGGAAGCGCAGCCACACCGACGCAGCCGACGCCCACGGCAAAGCCGCGAAGGCCCACCGGGACCTCCACGCCTCCACGCCCAACCGCTACCACAAGGAGGCGGCTGAACACCACGAAGCCATGGTTGGCTACCACAAGCAGGCCGACCCCGCCCGCAACACTGCGCCCGAGCGCCCCATGCAGAAGGCCATCATCGAGGCCAGGATCCTGAACCTGGACATCCAGGCTGACCGGGTCGGGGGGGATCCCATCGCCCTCGCCGCCCTGGAAATGCGCCGGAAGGCCCTCGCCAACAACGACAAGAAGTAAGGAGCCACCGTGGACAACAGCGAGGTCTATACCATCTTCCACAGCCCGGACCAGAACACGGCGCCGGTCAAACTGCTCAAGGCCCACGCCGACCGCCTCAGCATGAAGGCGACCAGCTACTATCAGGCCAAGTCGGCGCCCAGGAACTTCTGCAAGGCCCTGGACGACATCGACGAGGGCAACGACCTGCTCCAGGCTTTCGACGAGTGCTGCGCCGAGGGCATGAACCCGGTCGAAGGAGCCAACCTGATCGTCAAGTGCGCCGGGGCCATGGGGGGCGCCCTTTCCGGCCCCCTCGCCGCCACCCTGGCGACCCGCCCGGTGAAGAAGCTGGCCGACGGAACCGGGATGGAAGCCACCCGCGGCGTCGCCAAGGCCCTTCAGGATGAGGACGACGACGAGTTCTACCCCGTCAGCGACGCGATGCGGGACCGGGCTCGGCTGCTGCTCAAGACCCACCCGGACCAGCGCCCGGACGGGAGCCGGTCGGTCCACACCAAGAGTCACTATCGGCACAGGAACGGGCGCGTCGAATACATCATGGACTACGATTCCACCCGCCACGGCGCGCACCGGGAGGCCACCCTCAAGGAACGGAGCGTCCGAGGGATCAACCAGAACTCCCAGGACTACATCCGCGCCACGGACTCCGAGGACCGGGACAGGATCCTCGCCAAAGCCAGGGAACTCGGCATCCCGGTGAGAGCCAGCAGGCCCAGCGGCGCCAACCACCATGGGCGCCATTCGTCCTACCCCCATATCTACTTCGACAGCGGGCGGGAGGCGTACGCCGTCCATCAGGCCCTGGAACACAATCCGGTAGCCGCCAGCCCGACGGCCCCCGCCGCCGCGGTCCCTGCTGCCACCCCGGACCCGGTCATCGCCGCCGTACCCGCTACTGACGCCTTCGACATCGCCGCCGCCCAGGCCACCCAGGACCGCCTCTTCGGCACCCACCGGGCCGGGCTCCTGGACCGCCGGGTCTGGATGGAGAACAACAGCGAAGGGCACAACAAGTTCTACGCCATCGACATGCGACAGGTCGGCGATGGCAAGTGGGTCGTCAACGTGGCCTACGGACGCAACGGAGCCGCCCGCCCCACCGTCAGAACCAAGACCGACAGCCCCGTTTCCCAGGCCGTCGCCAGCAGGCTGGTGGATCAACTCAAGTGGGACAAGCGCGACCACGGATACGCCGCCCAGGACGACAGCGCCACCCCACGCCTCGCCAACTACGCCCCCCTCGACAACTTCCAGCACCCGAGCGTCGTCCCAGCCGCCCAGCAGGCCGTCGAAGCCGCAGCCGCCGCCCGGAGCGGAGGCATCGGAGCCGCGCCCGCCCCGCCCGCCCGGCATACCAGGGCAACCTACGAACTGCTCGGCCTCGCCGCATATCGGGCCGGGGATCGTGCGCGCGGGTTTGCCGCGAACAGCCCCGGACACGCCCAGGCCGTCGCGGAAGCCATCCGGACCCACCAGATCGCCCTGGAAGCCGCCACCGAGGCCGGGGTCCATGGAGACAGCAGCCGGGGAATCGAATTCCACCGGAACCGGGTCTCCCACTGGACCGGCATTCAGGACGGAGGCTGGACGAGTGCCTGGACCTCCCTCAACCATGCCTACACCACCGCAGCCCAGAACGCCAGCGGGACCGGGACGGGGTATTCCGCCGCCGTCTCCGCGATCAAGGCGGTCATCGACAAGGCCGAAACCCTCCCTGCCGGGATCACGGCGCCCAACAACCTCAACCCCCCCTACATCGAGAGCCTGCGAAGGCAGATCCCCGGCATGGCGGGTGGGGCACTCCTGGAAACCGCCTTCCGCGGCGCCCAGGCGTCCCAGGACGGAATGACGACCCTCAGCGCCCTCGGCGACACCATGGATCAGATCGAAAGGCTTGAAATGTTCCGGCCCGAACCCAGGGCCGCGGAGCGGGTTGCTCCTGTCGGCGAGGCCATTACCGCCGCGAAGGCCAGCTTCTCCCACGCCATGACCCTCGCTGCCAGCGCCATCGGAGACGAGGGAGATGCCGAGGAGGCCCTGGCCGCCATCGACGCTGCCCACACCGCGGCCAAGGAGATCACCATCAAGGCCAACGGTGCCTCCCAATCGTGGACGAAGATCGTGGACAATATGGCGACCGCCGCCGCAAACAAGCTGCTGGCGTTCCGGCCAGCCATCGCCCGCATCGCTGCCCTGCCCAAGCACAGCAACCCGGTCTGGGCGAATCAGGCCCCCACCAGCCGGGCAGCTTCGGACGCCTCCCACGCGGCCCTGCGGACCAACCCGGCCAGCCACTCCCACCACAGGATCGCCTTCGACCACGCCAAACACGCCGCAATAGCGACGTGGCACGAAGCGAGGGCGGTGAAGGGCGCCGACCGCCAGAGGCTTGCAGCCCTGGCCGATACCTACCTCGCCCGCGCCAAGGACATCCGGGATAAGTTCGTCGCCATCGGGAGCCGCCGATGACCACCGAGCAGATCCAGGTCAAGAGCCACTACCGGACCACCCACCAGGGCAAAGTGGTGTTCGTCCACGACTACCACGCGGGCCACGAAATGGCACACAAGAGCCGAGCCGCCCACTTCGTCGAGCGGACGGGATTCGGAAAGAACAGCAACGGTTCGACCTACATTCGGGCCACCGACGACCAGGACGCCGACCACATCCGCCGCGCGGCCACCATCCTCGGGATTCCGTCATCCGAGGAAACACGCGAAGCGAATCACCACGGAAATACTGGGCGATTCACCCATTTCGACTTCGGCTCAAAGGAGGATTCCAAGGCCGTCATGCAGATGGCTGCAAGCGAGGCGTATTCAGACGAGGAGCCAATACCAAAGGGCATGGGCGCCGCTGACGCGGACTTCGCGGCGATTTACGGCGACCTGCAACTCCCGGAGATCAGCAAGGCCGAGGCGGACGCGGAATTTGCCATGCTTTTTGGGGATCTGGAACTCCCGGCCACGACGGGCCCTTTCGGGGGATCCCCCCGCCCACAGGCAACCCCCCTCACCAGGAACGAGGTCAACAGGATCGTCGCCGACTGCCGGACCCGAGGGCAGGCTTTCACCGTCACCGACGATTTCATTTCGGTCTGGAACGCCGAGTGCAAACAGGACTTCGCGCACTACCTCGAGGACCTTTTTGGGGATTGGGGAACCGGACTGAGCCTAACCTTTGACACCTCGTCCAGCACCAGAATCAGGATCAGCGGGAACCAGCCAGGGAAGATCACCTGCTTGTTGCGGACCTACTTCCTCGCCAGCCGCGACCGGCATGCCCACCACGACTACCTGACCCTCCACGACAGCGTGAAGGGAACAGGTTACGCCGAGCCTTTCCTGTTGAAATCCATGGACTATTACAAGGCTTTCGGGATGAAATACGCCGATGTTTGCGCGGCGCTCACCCTGGGGGGCTACACCTGGAGCCGCTACGGATTCATCCCGCAGGACGACACGATGTGGGTGGGCCAAGCGTCGTGCATTCGGTCCAATTTCAACAACCTCAACCTGGACGCCAAAATCCAGTCCTACCAGACCCAGGAGGCCGCCGCGCGGTCGGCTGGGAACACCAGCCTCGCTACCGCCATGGTCCGTAAGGCCGACGAGGCGAGACGAGCCAAAGCCGTCATGGACGACCCGGCACAGAAGGCTGAATTCGCCGCCCTCTTGAGCAACCGGGATCGCTGGACCCAATGGAAGGTCTCGTCCCACATCCTCGGGCAGTTCACCATGCCTGGGACCAGCTTCGATGGCATCTTCAGGCTGGACGACCCGCGGCACCAGGAACGGATGTTAGCCTATGTTGCAGGCAGGCACAGCAGGAGGACCGCATGAGCGACCCCATGGATAAAGTCACCGGAAACAAATACGTGAAGATCGCCGTCGAGGACGTCCTGGATCTGGTAGAGGGGAAAGCCAAGGGAAAGGCGGCTGACAGGATCACCGACCTGATCCACACCGTGGTCAAGACCTCCCTCGCCCATTCCCAGGAATTGATGGGCGCAGGCGAAGATCCAACCTAGCCAGCCCCCAGGCCATACCCCCCACCTAACGCCCCAGCCGCTCCGGTCGGGGCGTTTTTGCGTTCCACCCTGGAGGTTCAACTGAACCGTCCCAGGAGGGATCCGCCATGCCCGTAATCAATGTCGCCGCCACCGGAAAGACCACCCCCGGTCTGGGGTTCAACACCCAGCTTGATCCGCAGGGAGGGATCTCCGACACCACCATGCTGCTGGACGCCCTGCTCCACGGCTCCCCCCTCAGCGCCACCACCACGACCCCCCCGGCCAACCCGCCCTTCGGCGCCAGCTACATCGTCCCAGCGGGCGCGACCGGCGCCTTCACCGGCATGACCGGCTACCTCGCCGTCTGCAACCCGACCAGGATCGTCCAGGGCAAGGTCGACAACTACCACTGGGAGTGGGACCTGATCGCCCCCAAGGCCGGGATGAGCTTCTTCGTCCAGGACGCCGGGTGCTGGTACGAGTTCAACGGAACCTCCTGGATCCCCGGCCCGCTCATGGTCGTGGCAACCGCCCCGGCCAGCGCCAGTGCTGCCGGGATCAAGGGACAGTCGGTCGTCGACGCCGCGGGCGCGCTCTACCTCTGCTACGCCACCAACAGCTGGAAAAAGTTCACTGGCGCCAGCTTCTAAGGACCATGACCATGACCGACACCCGCTCACTTGAAAACCGTTTCCTGGGCATGGTCTCGGCCATGGTTCAGGTCGCCTCCTGCACCCGCCAGTTCCAGAAGGCCCTGGTCGAACTCCCCGAAAGCACCCAGGCCACCGAAGCCATGGCCGAGGCCCTGCTGGGTGGCGTCTCCAAGGACCGCCTGCGCCTGATCGCCAAAGCCAGCCAGGGCGACAGCCGCCGGGGCCGGGAGATGGCCGCGCGCCTCTCCGAGTGGCTCGACACCACCCGCGAGGTCGCCAAGGCGTCCGACGAGCCCGCTGCCGACGATGGCGACGGCGATGAGGATGACGAAGCCAAGGACGGCGACGACACCCGAACCGCCATCAAGGCCCTGCGTGAGCGATACGACGCCGAGGACCGCGAGGTCGCCAAGGGCCACCACGAAAACAGCTTCCGAACTGTGAACGGCAAGCGTGTCCCCGTCCGCGGCTACGACACCAGCCCGAGTGCGAAGGCTGGGTTCGCCCACATGACCGCCAAGGCCCTCGCCGCTCACCCCGAGCATGGCAAAGCCGGGGAGGCCCTCGGGCTGACCCACGCGGCCAGGGAAGCCACCCACGAAACCCAGCACCCTGACGAGTTCGGCATCGAGCCCAACGACCAGGATCACCACGCCTTCGCCGCGGAACAGCACGACCGCGCCTACACCATGCACCACCGGATCTACCAGGATCTCAAGGACTCCAGCTTCCCCGAGTCCCGCGACGCCGCCCACAAGCACTTTGCCGTCGCCAAGTTCCACAAGGAGATCAACGCCTACCACGCGGGCGTCGCTTCCGGCCCTGCCGACACCACCCCCAGCCTGAACAAAGACGACAATGAAGGGCAGACCCCCAAAAAGGAAGTGATCAAGCCCAAGACCGACATGGTCGAGTAGATGCTCCCGCCCGCCGGGTTCTTGGAATGGATGATGGCTACCGACTCCTTCAACGGGGTCGGTGCCAGGGACGTCGAGAAGGCGCACCACGCGCCCAAGGACGGGGTGACGGTCGAAGGGAAGAAATACCTTGGGGGGCAGTTCGTCCCAGAGGTGGGTTCATTTGGGCCGATCAGCCTCGCCTTTATCCATGACGCAGATGGGGCGATCAAGCACTTGATGGCGCAAAAGGACGGGGAAGCCATCGCCGCCCTCCACCACCCCGAAATCGGCGATATCGACATCGTGTGGGGCAAAGAGGGAACCAGGGAAAAGGATTTCAGGGATGGATCAGGTCTGGCGAAAATTGCCAAGAAGCACCCAGAAGTGCTGGCAGACCTGCAAAAGCATCTGCTCGGCATGACCGTGAACCAAAAAAGAAGCGGTCAGAACCGCAAGCGTCTTGAATCCCCAACCCACCAAGCGTCCGTGCGCTTGGATTGGGACGGGAAGTCCAAGAACTGGCTTCTGACCGCCTATGAAAATGAAACCGGCTGACGGACGAGGACGATCTCTCCTGTCATTTGGGGTGGGGATCGCCCACCTACCGGCTTCAACCGAAAGGGTGATTCCTTTTCAGCCCGTCCGCAAGTCGAATTTGAGGCACCCATGGCAAGCCAGAACGAATCCAGCATTTGCATTTCATACCCCAGCGGCGAGGTCGGCTGGCTGACCCCTGTTGGGTGGACCCCGGAGATCAAGCCGAAACCGTTCACCACCCCCACCCTGGACTCCGAAGCCGCCAAGGCCGAGGGCCGGGACGGGGGGCGCCGCGGGCACATCATCGTCCAGGGGCTCGGAATCGCCATTGAGAACCCCCGCGGCAGCACCCGGAGTGGAGTGGACCCCACCGGCACCCCATGGTCGGTCCAGATGAAGCACCACTACGGTTTCATCAAGCGCACCTTCGGGGCGGACGGCGACGGGGTGGATTGCTTCGTCGGGCCCCACCCGGACTCGGACTACGTCGGGATCGTAAACCAGGTTTCCCCGGCCACCAGAGCCTTCGACGAACACAAGGTCATGCTGGGATTCCTCGACGCCCAGGACGCCACCAGCGCCTACCGGGCGAACTTCAGCCAGGGCTGGCAAGGGTTCCACAGCATCGCCAGCCACACGATGGCGGACTTCAAGGACTGGCTCTCGGACGAGAACGCCACCCGGAACGTCGCCAAGGCGGAGGGCGAGGGAGGCCATGACGCCATCCCTGCCGGGGCCCACTGGGTCACCGCGCACCCCAACGGGCCCGGCACCAAGGGGCACCCCCTGCTGATCATGCCGATCACCGGGAGCCACGGAACGGGCCGGGTCATCGGCGGCGCCGGGGGCAAGTTGAACGGCCTACGCCTTCATGGGCTCAAGGACCCCTCCCAATACAAGGAGGACGCCGCAGCCAGGGCGAGGGACCAGCGGGCCGCGGACAGCGCCCGGCGCGCCGCCATGACCCCGGAGCAGCGGCAGGGCGAGAAGGAATCCATCACCCAAGCCAAGGCCGACCGCCAGCAGGCCGAGGAAAAGTTTGCACAGTCCGTCCTGGGAACCGCCACCGGGGGCCAGGGCGGCGACCAGGGCGACCTCTTTAAAGAGGAAACCGAGGACGAAAAGAAGGCCACGCATAAGGAACGGATGAAAAAAGCGATGGCGATTGTGGGCGCCGCCGAAAAGCGGGTCATGCTCGACGCCGAGGCCCGCTGCCAAGCCGGGCTGGCCCAGGTGGGCGGCGACGCCCCGCTGGACCTCGACCAGATCCTTAGCGAGGCCAAGACCCAGAACGGGCCGGGCTACAACAGGGCCCTCTCCCAGCGGGCCGAGGCCGCGGGCCTGACCGCCGAGAAGCTGATGGGCGCCGTGAATGAGATCCGGGAACGGGAGGGGAAGCCGCCCAAGGGGCTCCAGGAGCCCGCCGAGGCCCGCGAGGGGGCAACCGCCAGCATCGAGGTCCACAAAGCCACCAAGGAACTCCAGGCCCAGCGGGCGGGGGCGATGCGGGAAGCCGTCAAGGAGGCCCTGGAGAGCAACGAGAACATCGCCCAGATGCTCCAGGCCCGCGCGGCGCTCCGCCAGGAATACAAGCTGGCCGTCGCCAAGAAGAAGGGGATCACGTTTGAGCCGGGCTACCAGATGGCCGTCTCCACCCCCGAGGAAACCGAGGCGCTCGTCCAAGGGATCCATGAAAAACTGCTGACGCAGCACATGGTCGGGTTCCTGGAGGAAGTGGGCGAGACGTTCCCCGAGGGAACCGAGATCGACCCGTTCAAGGCGAACACCGTCGATGGGATGCATGCCGCGCGGGGGGCTGGGGCTTTTGACCTCCTCCACGACGTCGGGCTGGCTGCGCTGGGGCAGGGGGTCATCGACCGGGACGTCGTCGAGGCCCTCGGGCCGGAAGGCGCCGCCCACGTTGTCGCCAGGGCCATCCGGACCCAGTTCACCCCCGAGGACCAGAAGCACGTTCTGGACGCCCTCGAGCATCACCACCTCAAGGAGCAGGAGGAGGACCTGCCGGGCGTCGTCGCCGAGGCCAAGGAGTGGAAGGACAAAGCCGCCGCCTTCGACATGGAGATGACTGAATCCGCCCGCGACCTCCCCGCCGCCGTGGAACTGCAGAAAAACAAGCTGGAGGCCCTCAAGGAAGGGCGCAGGACGCTGGGAAGTACCCTTGGGCGCATGGAGGCCCGCGCCGCCCTGATCGCAGCACTGCAGGGCACCCCCATGGACGAACAGCAGATCCCTCTGGGCCGGATGACCCCGGAAAAGGCGGTCCAGACCGCGGCCAGCCTTGGCATGAAGGAGGGGGGATACTCCATCGATCATCAGGACGGAGAGGCGGTCCTGACCGTCAATGGCGCCGGGATGGACAGCATGATCAAGCCGGTCGACACAGCCCTGCTGGGGGAGCGGGAAACCGCCTCCAGTCTCAAGGGGGGCCAGCAGGACGAGGACAACTGGCTCCCGGCGGGGTTCGCCAACCGCCAGGGCGACCGCTACAGCAACCAGCAACTGGAGCCCCCCGAGTTTCAGCGGCACCACGGCGTCGAGGACTCGGACGACGAAGCAGCCATGGGCGGGAAGATCCAGGCGTGGATGGGCGCCCGGCTGGCCGACGGCGAGAAGCCCGAGGACATCATCGCCCACGTTTACGGCGGGGCCAAGCTGGGGCTCTCCCCGCAGGCCCAGGCCACCTGGGACAAGACCATGCAGGCCATGCTCCCCCTGCGGGTCCAGGACAAAACCCCCAACGGCAAGCCGATCCCCGAACTGGACGCCTTCACTGGTGAGCCCATCGTGATCAACGGCAAACCCCTCTACAAAACCCGCATCCAGACCCACAAGGAGATCGGGGCGGCGATGGAGCCGATGATGAAGTCCTACATGCAGGCGAACCCGACCGAGGCCGGGCAGACCCTGCAGGGGCAGCGGGTCGAGGCGGACGCCGGGTTCCATGAGTCCCTCCACCGGGCCCTCGCCGCGGACCCCCGCCTTTCCGCCGCCTACATCCCGCCCGGCGAACTGGCCTCCGAGCATTGCTCCCACATCCGGGACTTCTTTTACAAGGAACACTTCGGCGGGGCGGCGAACAGCGACGAGGCCAAGCGGTTCAAGTTTGAGCGGGCCGTCCTGGACCTGGGCCCCGAGCCCGAAAAGACCAACCAGGAGGTCCAGTCGATGAACCTCTTCGGCGGGATGGACGAGGACGAAGCCGGGGGCGCCGACACCGCGAACAGCGACAAGTGGATCGAATGGAACAATAAGCGTTCTGAACTGGAGGCTGAATACCATGAGGACGCCACCAAACCGAGCGTCTGGGAGGAATACGTCGACAAGCTGGGCGGGACCAAGTTTGCCCAGGCGGCGATCCAGGACGTCATGCGCGGGCGCCTCAACGAATCGTTCCACGACCAATACGGTCGGATGACCGGGCGCACCCTGCAGATGGCGACGGCCAACATCTCCTCCTCCGAGGCGCACCTGAAGCAGACCCTCGGGGGGAAGCAGGCCGAGGCCCTGGAAAGCGACCGGAAGGCAAAGCAGGCCAAGATCCAGAAGCATGGCGGGGGCAGGTTCCAGGCCGGTGGCATGGGCGACCGCCTGAAGAATGCGAAGGCGCAGCAGACCCTGGCGGCTGCTGAAGGGGGATCCCTGTTCGACCTGGATGCCATGGAGGAACCCGAGCCGGAAGGTGGAGCGGAGGAACCCGCGGCCAAGTGGGAGAAGCCGGAACTGGCGCCGGGCGAGAGGTTCCACCTGGGAACCGCCCTGGAGAACCAGCTACGGGCGGCGATGCCCGCGGCCCAGCAGGCGTTCAGCGGTCGGTCCCAGCCGGTCGAGGTCCACGAAGGCCGGTCAATGTCCGGGAAGTTCGCATCCCAGCAACGGGCGGTCAAGGCGATCACGACGCTGAAAAGAATGGGGTTGTTCCTCGGCGCCGGGTCGGGCAAGACCGGGATCATGCTCGGGGCCCTCACCACCCTCCACGCGCAGGGCAAATGTAAGAAGTCCATCCTGGCGGTCCCCAGCATCGTCCAGGCCCAGTTCGGAGCCGAGGCCGTCCAGTTTATCGATCCCACGTCGGGGTTCCACGTCCACGCCCAGCCGGGAGAGAGTTTCGAGGAACGGATGGCGGCTTACCGCGATCCGAACGCCCATGCCGTCGTTGTGACCCACCAGAGCCTGCGGGACGACTCCCTCAAGATCCTGGCGAAGCACATGGGCGGCACCATGGAGTCGGCCAGGGACTTCCTGAAAACCGCCACCCCGGAGGACGCCGCAGCCAAGATGAAAGACGCCTTCCACGCCGAGGGGATCGACCACAGCGCGTTCATGGTCGACGAGGCCCACGGCGGGCTGGACCGGGAGGGCAAGGAGGACAGCACCCTCTCCAGGGTCCTCAGCGCCCACAGCCACAATTCGGAATACACCGTGATGGCGACTGGCGACCCCCTGAAAAACGACGTCTCGGAGATCTGGTCGAACATGAACAAGATCGACCCCCACCGCTACCCCGCCTCGTCCAAGGACGAATTTCTGCGGAAATACAAGAACGACGCCCCCCTGATGAAGAAGTCCATGGCCCAGGAACTGAGCCGATATTGGTTCAATGGGCGCGTGGACGTCGGGAAGGACTGCTACAAGACGAACCCACAGGTCCCCCTCACCCCCAAGCAGACGAAGGCCATGGCCGACGTCGAAATGGCGTCCGGAAAACTGCGGACGGGCGACCCTGACGCCGTGAAGTGGGCCAAGATCCTGGCGCCCAAGAAGTTCGAGGGGGTTCCCGAGGACCAGCACCCGGCCATGGCCGAGCAGGTCCGCAAGGCCGTCGGGACCATGCTGGAGGGGGCCCGGAACCGGATCGTCAACCTGGACCCCGAGGGCGGAAAGATGGCCGAGCATGTGCGGATCGCCAAGGACCGGATCGCCGAGGGCAAGCCGGTCGTGATCTTCGCGTCCAACCTGGAAGCCGTCGCCGGGATCCACGCGGCCATGGAAAAGGCCGGGATCAAGGTCGCCAGCCTGACGGGAAAGGATTCCTCCAAGGACAAGGCGGCGAAGGCCGGGCAGTTCCAGCGGGGCGAGGCCAAGGTTCTGGTGATGAGCGACGCGGGCGCCACTGGGCTCGATCTTCCGCAAGGGAAGGTGGTCATCCACCACGACCTCCCCAAAACCGCCATGATCCACAACCAGAGGACCGCCCGCATCCACCGGCTGGGCCAGAAGGATGACGTCGAGTCGATCAGCCTCATGGCAGATCATCCGTGGGAAAGAGGAAATATGGAGCGGATCAAGCGGAAGGGCGTCCTCGGCGAAATCTTCCAGGACCCGTCGGGCTACCTGGATGACAGCGGAATGGCTTCCGACCTCCGGGACGTCCGAACCAGGGCAGGGCAGCGAAAGGCGGCAGCGGCATGAGCGAACCCAAGCAGGACCCGATCAAGGGCGCCCAGCGCCTCCTGGCCGAGATCGAGGCCGACGTCCGCACGAACACCGACAAGTTGAACCAGCTTCAGACCGCGGGCGCCCAGCATTTCAGGGAGCGGCTGGCCTGGGCGCACAAGCGGGGGCTGACCGAGGGGAACGTCAACGCATGGTGCCGGGAGGCCGAGGGCGTCGCCAAAGTGACGAAGTGAACCGTCCTGAACGGCAACGAACAAAGAAGATTGCAAAAGACACAAAAAGATTTCATTTGCCCTTGCAAGTGATACGCGAAGTGACACACTGAGGGGGCGCCGACGCGCACACCCCAGGAGTCACGCATGACCCGCCCCTCCACCCTCCCCACCAAGGTTCCCGCCAACCTCCGCATCCAGAACGCCATCCTCGCCCTGCAAGGCGAGTACCGGACCTTCGAGATCGTCGACAAGGTGGAAGCGGCCATCCCTGGCATGCTGCAGTTCTACCAGGAGCCCCTCAAGGCCGTCAGCACCATCCTCAACACGCTCCGCAAGGAGGGCAAGGTCTGGAGCCGGGCCCAGCCCGGAACGGCCAGGACCAGGGTGATCTGGGGGATCGGGCTGACCGAACCGAAACCCAAGGCATTCATCTCCGAGATCTTCACCCCCCTGCAGAACCCCGACGCCCCCGAGCCCGAGCAGGACCTGCCCGGCTTCACCAACCAGGACCGCGCCCGGCAGGCCCGGATCGAGGACATGCTGGTGGCCCTCCTGACCAACCTCGGCGTCGACTACCCCGCCACCCAGAAGAACGGGTAGCCATGACCACCCCCACCCCCCAGCAGATCGAGGGAGCCCGCAAGCTGGCCCGCCTCACCCGCCGAGGGTTCGCGGCGCTGATCCGTGTCGATGCATCAACCATCTACCGCTGGGAGCGGGCCATTTCCGCCCCCAGCGGCGCCGCCCTCCGGGCCCTCAACATCACCCTCGACCTCCTCCGCACGAATTCCGAGATCGACCTTGCCATTTCGGCGACCATCGCCGAAAATAAGTAAACAACCGGGGCTGCAACCCCACCCTCTCAGGAGAGACGCAATGATCCAGGGAACCACCCTCCAGGAAACGATCACGGAGATCATGGACGCGGCCAAAGCCAAGCGCGACTACCTCCTCCCCTCCCCCCTCATCCGCATGAACGCGGTCCAGGACCTGGAGTGGGTCTCCGCCACCGGGCCGGTCACCGCCACCATGCGCGACGAGACGCAGCAGGCGACCGACAAGGCGCTCTGGATGCAGGTCCAGGACCACATGGACTCGATCAGCACCCCGGACGGCTTTCAGCGGGTCCTGGCCTCCCTCCGCGAGACGGCGGACGACAAGGTCGCGGGCGACCCCCAGCGGGTGGTCGAGGAACTGAGCAACAAGTGGGCGCTCCGGGAGGACGAGAGCAGCAGCGTCCTCTACAGCTTGATCCGGGAGGGCGACATGACCCGATTTGGGCTCTCCCAGGCGGTCACCCAGGTCGCCAATACCCACGCCAGCTACGACCGCGCCATCGAACTGGAGGTCATGGGCGGCAAAGTGATGGCCCTGGAGGGCGCCGAGTGGAACGGGATCGCCATGGCCGGGGTCCGCTAGTCGAAACCGACGGGGGCGCCAGGACGGGCCCCCATTCCTTCCTTTTGAAAAAGGAATCGCCATGACTGAAAAGGAAATTCTCGAATTCGAGGTCAAGCAGGTCCACGCCCAAGCCGTCAAGGAGGACGCCCGGAAGCGTCTCCGCATCCGCTGGGAACTCCAGGCCGAGGACGCCCGGATGCTGGCCTACCTGGGGGCGCGATGACCACCAGCCAAGCTGAACGCGGCCAGAGGCACCGGGCCAAGCTGGCATCCCTCAAGGTCCGCGCCATCGGATACAAGGTCCGAACCCAGAGATACGCCGCCGCCGGGCTATGCAAGTGCGGGCAGGCCCCCGCGGACCCAGGATACAAAACGTGCAGTCGGTGCCGGGAAGCCAAAAACGCCTACCACCGCAAACAATATCGGCGCCTCGCCCCCGCGAAACGGGCCTTCAACCTATGCCATGAGCGGACCTGCGAGAACTACCGGGTTCCAGGGTTCAAGCGGTGCGACTACCACCTCGAGGTCCGGGCCGAAACCCAGAGCCGCCGCAGGCTGGCCCACAAGGCGGCGGGGCTCTGCATCCAGTGCTACGAGCCCGTCGAGGTCGGGGGCTATACCTGCGCCAAGCATGCGGCGATGCAGCGGGTCTACGAACAGCGGCGGCAGGATCGCCTCAAACAGAAACGGAGCGCAGCATGACCCTCACCATCAATCCACCCCTGCGCCGGGCCGAGAAAAACGCCCTGGTCGCCCTGGTCGCCGCCCTGGTCGCCATCGCCTTTGTCCTGGGCATCTGGGCCGAGGCCAAGGCCAGCGCCTACCAACAGACATGGAACACCCGCAGGAGCAGCAAGTGACCGAGCATGAACTGACGATCTGGACTTTCACCAAAGGAAAGCGCCAGCACAAAATAACCGCAACCTACCCGATGACCGAGGGGCAGGCCCGCAAAGCCGCCCTCGACGTCAAGGGCTGGGATGTGACCGGCTGGAAGGCCACGCGGGACGGCATCCAGGTCAAAGTCTCCGACGAGGGCGACGGCAACCTTCACGAATTCACCGTCACCTTTGAACGGACCCAGACCCTCTTTGTCGAAGTTTCAGCCCACGACGAGGACGAGGCCAGAGAACTCGCCACCATCGAGGCCAAGGCCAGCGGCAGCTACGAGTGGGACGCAGGGGATGGCGACGACGAATACGGCACCATCGTGGACGTCCAAAAAGGCGAACCTGTGGACGACGACGAATGAGCGCCTGGGCCGACCGCCACGACATGGAGGGCAACCCCCACGCCTCGGTACACCGGGAAGGCCACCGCCTCGCCCTGTTCGACGGGGAGTGGTGGGCCTACGCCTCCACCTACCAATACCAGCCACCAGGGCGCCCAGCCGTCGGCCCAGAGCCGCGCGGGCCCTTCGCCACCCTGGCCGACGCCAAGCGCGCCGTCGAGCGCCAGGGGTTCACCAGCCCCATCAACTTTGGAGAATCCCATGCCAGCTAAACGGACCCTGACCGCAACCCACCGGAACAACGGGATGAGCCGGGAGAAAGTCAGCCTCACCCTTCCCACCGACCTCCTGGGGCGCATGGATGAGGGCCTGGAGGGAACCACCGAAAACCGCGCCTCCTACATCGCCCGGCTGATCCGGGAGGACCAGGACCGCCTGGACGCCCCGGCGCGCCCCAGGGCCGTCGTCGGCATGCCGCTCGGGGCCGGTGTTTAGGGTTAGCAGATTTTCCGGGAGTCGGAACCATAGAACCAACCGTGGCGCGGGTTTGCGCCGAATGTCCAAAAGGAGGACCCATGAACATCTGGTCAACTCGCAGGGAGAATGACTCCTGGGAACGCCGCCGCGAGGAAATGCGTGAGTATGACGGGGAAGTTGCCTATCAGGTGTGGCGCAACGGCGGGAACCCCGATCTCTGCGACCCCGACCGTGTGAATGACAGCTTCTGGGAGGGTGACTGCGCTGATGAATGCGCTCGCTACGAACTCCGGATCCAGCGCCGGAACGAAGCCGACATCGAATATTGATCTTGTCCAGGAGCCTGACCGTGACCGCGAAACCAAAACAGCTATCCCAAGCCTTCGATTCCCTCAAGATCGCCATGGGCGAAGCGGAACAAGCTCTCAATGCTACTTCTGACCTCCTGGAAAAGCGCATGGATAAGATCGCTTCCCAGCGAGAAGAAGCCCAACGGGAAGCCGCAGCGCTCGGCCAAGACCGGGCGAAGATCCAAGCGGCCCTGGGGAATGGTGCCAACGAGGATCTGTGGCAACCGGGAACATCTTGGGTGGATGCGGCGATCCGCGCCATCCAGCACTACGAAAACCATCTTCAATGCTGATGTCCAGGAGCCTGACGATGCCCATCGAAACCAAGTTGTGCCAGGGGTGCGGTGACGATACCCCGCTCGATAGCCTCTACCACGGAGAGATGTATGGCTTTGTCGGGGACTTCTGCGAGGGCTGCGTCATGGAACACCATCGCCAGATTGACGCGATGATCGCCAGCCACATCGAACTGCTGTAACTGTCCATCCTCTGGAGCCAAAATGAAACGCTACACGCCTGATGAAATCAAATCCGTGCTGGAGGCCCACACAAAATGGCTGCGCAATAAGGAAGTCGGAAGCCGGGCCGACCTGAGAGGGGCCGACCTGAGAGGGGCCGACCTGAGCGGGGCCGACCTGAGCGGGGCCGACCTGAGCGGGGCCTGCCTGAGCCGGGCCGACCTGAGCGGGGCCGACCTGAGCGGGGCCTGCCTGAGCCGGGCCGACCTGAGAGGGGCCGACCTGAGCGGGGCCGACCTGAGCGGGGCCGACCTGAGCGGGGCCTGCCTGAGCCGGGCCGACCTGAGAGGGGCCGACCTGAGCGGGGCCTACCTGGGCGGGGCCGACCTGAAAATCCATTGCCTAGAGGTGTTCACCGGCCTCTACAACTACCAGTGCTGGGCCATCGTGACGGATCAGGGCGTTCCTTGGGTCCGCATGGGTTGCCTATGGAAGTCTGTTGAGGATTGGGATGCCATGGGGATCCGTCAGTCCAACGAGAAGGAGTTCCCCGACGATGGCTCCGAGAAGTGCGAGCGCCGGGTCCGGGCATTCGAGTTCACCCGCTGCGCTGCGCTGGCACAGGCTGAGAAATTCCGCATCGAGAACCCCACTCAGGCCACCGCCTG